ATGGCCACCGCTTTTACACTGGCTATCTGTACTTTGTACGAACTTAATATTTACTTAATCAAAAACTCAAAATTATGACACGCAAATCTTTTTCTATGCCGGTGGCGATAGCGCTGGCATGCTTAGTCGCAGCAGGCTGCGACAAACCTCAAACCGAAACACCAACCGACGCCCCGGCCGATTCGATGCAGACGCCGCAATGGGAAGACACCATCACCATCCGCATCTCATTCGGCGATGATAACCGCACCCGCGCCTCGCTCGAAGATGTGAAGATGAAGGACCTCTGGCTGTATGATTACGTGGGCGGAAGTCTTGTGCAGACGGTTCACCAGTCGAGCACCGATGCGGGCTTCGGTGCTGCGTCTGTGGGTATCAGCTACGGCGAGCACACCTTCTATGTGGTGGCCTCGGGCGGTAGTGAGCCTTCCACCGATGGCACCACCATCACATGGGTGAAGCCTGGCGATACTTTTTACCTTGCCAAGACCGTCGACCTGCAACCTACGGGTGATAAAGACGTATCGCTCCAGCTGAAGCGTGTGGCCACCCGCCTGCGCATTGTTCCCACCGATGAGATTCCTGCCGACATTGCACAGTTGGCTTGGCAGGGCACATGGTACTACGCGCTCAACTATCTGACGGGCGAGGCCGACGGAGCGCAGACCGCAGAACGAATGGTGGATGTTCCCGCATCCTATGCCGGTACTACGGGCGAGCTCTATGTGTCGGCGTATAGTATGTGCCCGATTGATGGCTATAAGACTGACATAAAAATAACGGCTCGCCGTAGTGACGAGTCCGCTATTACTGAGATTGATTTGTCGGATGTGGCTTTCGAGCGCAACCGCCTAACCGTTGTCAGCGGCGGCCTTGCCTCGGGCACCCGCTCGATAGGTATCACCGTAGATGATGCTTGGGCTGATGATTACAATGTAGGATGGTAATCATTAAGGGCGAATAGGGATAATGGTCGGCTCAGCGGTGAGCGGGCCATTTCCTTTTAGTTGCAACGAGCCTTGTGCCAGGTTTCCGCGTGTGAACGTCATGCGGCATGCGGTCACGATGGCCTGACCTGTAAGCCCTGTCTCCTGTCCACGGCCCACGATGCGCACCGTCACTGTGCCCGCGTTCAGCAGCAGCTGCTCGATGTCGCTGTGGCTGCTTACGAGCCACGACACGGTGAATCCCCAATCCTTTCGGCCAGCGATATACTCTCGCCACTCGCCGCTCGATGGGCTTGCTATCTCGATGAGTTCTCGGTTGGTCTGCACCTCGTTGCTCTTGGTTCCTGCCACGACTGCACCGTCGATATATATCAGGATGTTATTGCCATTAATTGCCATAGTCGTATATTTTTTTTATGATATTTATCCCAGTGTTGCGCTGCCTTGTGCCTTGATGGTTACGATGTCGTCCCAAAGGTTGAAATCGAAGCCTACAATGCGGCGCTTTACGCTACTTGCCCCGATAATGTACTTCTGTAGATAGTGAATGATAGAAGGCATGATGAAGGTGTCGTAGCTCAGAAGATACTGCGTGGCGAACATGTAGCCGTAATTGCTCGCTACCGTCGAGTAGAATCCACCATTGCTCTTAACCAGTGCTTTCTCGGATTTACGCCTTACGTTGAATGTCTGACTGAGCGATGTGGTTTTTACCGATCCGTTGTTGTTCGTAAATACATCACGGTTGCTGTTGTCATTGGCCACATATTTCTCTATACCTTTCTGTATTGGCTCGAGTGTGATGTCCTCCATCGCCAGCAGTCCTACTTGCATCGAGTTGTTACCTGCAAAGAATGTTATCTCCAGCGGGCTTGTGATGTCGTTCATCGCGGTCCATATTGTCAGCTCCCACTCGTTGGTTTCTCCCTCGGTTCCGCCTGTGTTGCGGTATATCACGTCTGGCGCTGCTGCCCATGTGCCGTTATTCTGGAAGTACTTGCCACCATTCTTAATTCTCACGCCCATAGATTTGGCTGGAGCGCTGGTGGTATCGTAATACATCCTGCCTCCTACTTCGTGCGGAGTTACAAAAAGCAGCGAGAACATAAGCTTGCACCCACGGTTGGCATATTTAGGTACGTTGTAAAGTTTCCATGTAAACAGTTCGCTTGCTGATGTCACTCGCGAGAACATCATCATCTCGTTGAATCCGTTTGTGCTGTCAGAGCCATTGGTAGCGCAGCATGCCACGTTGTTGCTTGTTGTGGTTGGTAGACTTGAAAATGTGAAATACTCGGATGTAATCTCGTCGGTAGATGGTGTTAGTATCACCCAGTTATCTCCGTATGTATGAGCCTTTGTGCGGTTGTACGGTAAGGAGTACGATGGGTCTATCTTGTCGTCGTATTCTATTTCTACCTTGTTCACAGGCAGTATTGTGGTCTCTCTGCTTTGGTCGCTTTTTGGTTGGAGCGACGTGAGGTCTATAGTGGTGGCACCGCTGGCGATGGCTCTAAACGATGGTGTATCGCTGTCCATCGTATTCACTATGTATTCGTTGTAATTCCCGTTGTAGTCGTATTTTGCGAACACGATTTCCGAGCCAACAGCGTGAGCTGTGAGTCCGAAGCAATGGCAAAGGTTCTCGATAAAATCGCTTACCAAGTCGGGATTGTACAGTGTCTCGGTGCTGCCCACATAGATGTTGTAATCGTCGTTGAATGGGCAATATGCCAGCGTGTTGATGCGTAGCGACAGTATGCGTTCCGTTTCGCTCAGAATGTAATCGGGAAATATAATCTTGTCTATTCCTGCGTCGATTGTTTCTACTGCCTCTTTCAGCACCGATGCCAGCGTTCGGTACGATGGATTGCTCGTCGGCGCGAATCTTATTCCGTAGGCAACGCTTAACGCGCAGGCCACGGGGATGCTGATGATTCGCGGGCATGGCTTGTACTCGTTGTCGAACGACTGAGCCTGTAGGAATCCCACGAATATCAGCGCCGTACCACGGTAAACCTTCACCATGTGCTCGGTGTTGGTTTGTGGGAATAGTTCCCGCAGCGCGTCTTGCTGAAGCTCTACCAGATTGATATAACCCGTCTTGGTGCGCACCACTTCCATCAAGTCCTCGGTGTTGCTCTCTTCGTATGTAAACGGACTGCTGGCTGCACACCCTGGGGCATCAGCGTTTGCAGGCGACAATATGATTGGATCGTCGCTATATCCCTCCTCATAGATGTCGATGCGACAGTCCATATTCGACAGGTTCTTGAATGGTATAGTCCATTTTACTGCTCGTGCCATATTGCGTTATCTAAAATTAGTGGTTACATACTCACCGCGGCCTGTTCTGCGGCCGTTGTTGTTAAGTACCAGTCGCAGCTGCTCGCCGGTGATGATGGCCGACAACTGCATAGCGCCTATGCCGCCTTCGAGCTGGCTGGCAATAACTCCCTGTTGCGCTCTGTTAAGAATTAGCTCGCCGCTATTGACGCCAATCATGCCCCGCCCACCGTCAACTGGCAGACGCAGACGGTCGCCACTCATAGAGTTGCCCGGTATCATCATGCCGCCAGCGGCACGGCCAATCAGTCCACCTTGCGCAAAGGTTGGCACCACGCCACCATTGGCGAATGGAAGAAAACTGGTGACTGTATTAGCGTTGAGTGCAATGGTGTTTGCAATAAGAGCAGCTGTGTTGGCAGACATTGCTGATGTAGAAAATATTGATATGATGGCATTTACACCTTCGATGACAGATGTCACGCCCTGGATTACGCCGATAACCTGATCTACCTCTGCTGGCAGGTCAATGCCCATGCTCTTCAGTCCGCCTGCTATTGACGACAGTCCGCTGGTGAGTGTTGATATTTCATCGGTGAGTTTCCTTGTTTCTTTGTCTTCCTTATATCCTGGCAATTTCTTATAGTCCTTCTCGGTGATGTCGCGGCCAAGGTCGAACTGCTGCTTGCCTATTCCCATCATCTGGCGCAGACCTTCGTCGCCGCCCATCATCGCCCATACCGATGGCATGGTGTCTTCGGCCTTTGTGGCGGTGAGAAGTGCTTTGTTGGGGTCGAATGCCACCTTATCGGCAGTGGTTTCTTTGGTGGTGGTGATGGTGCTGCCGCCGCGCAGGTTTTTTATTTCGGCATTCACCTGCTTTATCTGTGCGTTGTAGGTGTCGCGGGCTTTGAAGTCTTTTTTATTGATGGCGTCGTCGCGCAGCTTCTTCAGTTCCTTCAACTTGGCCTTCAGACTGTCAAGGCTCTTCTCGCCCTCTTCTGCATCTACGTCTACATCAAGAGTAATGGTATTTTTCCCGCCTTTACCTCCCGCTGGGGATGGTGTCGGAAAAATCTCGCGCAGTCCTCGTGTCTGATATTCCTGCGCCATTTGTGCCAATGCTGAACGTTGAGCCTTAAGCACATCCACATTTTCATAATGGAAGAATCCTGGTTTGTCTTTCGATTCCCACTTGCCACCATTAGCTATCTTCTGGTCGTAATCGGCCAGCTGCTGACGATATGATTGCATCGTCAAGTTGAAAGCAGCGCGTTTGTGGTTCGAGCCCCTCAGTGCATTTATCTGCTGGTCTACCTTAGTGGGGCCTTCGCTGCCACCTGCGCCATTCATATCGCGCAGAGCTTTGGCCGCACGTCCGCCAGCCGTTGCCACTCCGTCGAGTTTACGAATCAATTCGGCAGCCCAATCCACAACATCTTTCAGGAATCCCGATGAAGCATTGATATGAAGGTTCAGTCCTTCCCATGCGCTTGACAGACCCTTCATTGCTCCATCAAGGTTGGCGGTGTTGGTCTTAGCCTGATCCAAAGCTGTGTTGGTGCCTGTGATGGCATCGGTCATGTTCTTAGCCTCTTGCGCGGCGTTGGCCAGTGCCATTGCTTGGCTGGCGAACATCTTGCCAGCAATCTGCTGATAGCCCACGATGTCGAGGTTGGCTTTGCCCAGATTCTCAAATGCCTTGGTCAGTCCTACAACTGATGGCTTGAAGTCGTTGTTGGCCTGCTTCTCCAGATTCATTATGATGCTGCGCAGGGCAGTACCAGCGGTCGAGGCGTCGAAACCTGCCTTGGCCAGCTGCTCCAGATTAGCCACCAGTTCCTCGTAGTCGGTGCCCACGGCCTTGGCTGCTGTGGCTGACTTGGTGATGGCCTCGCCCAACCACGCAATATCGCCCGCACCCTTCTGCGATGCAGCGGCCAACACGTTCACATATCGTGCGGCGTTGTTACTGTCGCCACCCATCTGGTTGATAGATGTCGACAGAGTTTGTGCTGCGGTCTGTAGATCGATGCCTGCGGCCTCGCTCAGAGTGATGGCATATTTTGTCACCTCCTTCAGTGCCTGTCCGCTCTCCAGTAGTTGTGGCTGCTGCGAACCTATCAGTCGGAATGCATCGGCCACCTGACTGGCGGTCAGCGTGGATGTCGATCCGAGCTCGATGGCGTACTCCTTCAGTTGGTCGAGGTCTTTACCCACCATACCAGTGAGCGACGACAGCTGACTCATCGACTTCTCGAAGTTCATGGCCAGATTAATATTGTCGCCCACTAACTTGAATACGCCTGCGGCACCGGCCACAGATGCGCCCACACCAGTGAACATCGAAGCCGACATTCCAAACTTGCCGGCCACACCATTCAGCACGTCCTTGAATCCGCTGCCTCCACTCAGACTGCCCTGAATGTCGGCCATCTCTTGCTTTGTGCTGATGATGTTGCGCTTCACCTGTTCGAGCTCGGCATTGAGGGCACGACCAAACTGGTTGTTTTTTTCGGCATCGGTCATGCGGTTGTACTCCATCGTGAGTTCGGTGAAGGCTTTAGTCATCTCGCCCAGCTTGCCCTTGGTGTTACCTGCTACGGTATCCATTTTGCTGAGCGAGCGGGTGAACTCCAGCACTCCATCGTCGACATGCTCCAGTGTGCCGCCAGCCTTGCGACATCCCTCGATGTAGCGGTTCAACCCTTCGGCTGCTCGCTTCAGTTTATTGTCATATTCTTGCGAATCGACTCGTAGTCTTACAATACTGTCTGCCATATCTTATTTTTTCGTTTTATTCAACATTGCCATGAGTTCGGTATCTATCAGGTTGGCCAGATTGTCGGCAGCCTGTGCCATTGCTCGCTCGCCTGCACCACGGAAGAAGTTGCGAGGTGCCAGTGCTCCACGTCGGCCGTGTAGTCGTCCGCCTCGGGTTCCTGCTTCGCGCTCCTTGGTGCCGTCATTTTGCCAGCGCAATATCATCCCTCTATCTAAGGGTGCATAGCTCAACATGGTCTGTGTGCGAGTGCCACGGGGCACGCGGTTGCCTCCGCGCTGGTGTGGTTGCAATGTGCGTGGTGCTTCGTAGCTGTTGGTGCCGCCTTTGGCCTTGCGTCGGCTGTAGATATTGATGTTTGCACCAAGTATCTTTTTATATACGGCAGTGCGCACGGCCTCGGCTGAGTGGCGTGGATCACCATTGTCGAAGTGGATGCTGCCGACCACCTCTGCACGGGCTTCTTTCACGGCTTGGCGGATAAGTTTTTGCAGGGCCTTTTGGGTCCTGGGATTCGTTGAGAGAGCCTGCTCCAGCACTTGCCTCTGTTCAACTACTACGCTATCGTTTATATCGAGTTTAAACATAAAAACGCCCGAATGGTATTGTTACTTACCATTCGGGAGTTTTTCGGTTTTAGGTTTACAAAAAAAAGGGGCACCGCAAAGTGCCCCATGATTTTCACCTACGGCTCAAGTTCTCCGTGGTCGTTGATGTTGCCACCTCCGCCTGTGTTGCCGCCGCTGGTGGTGTTGCCGCTGTCGGTGGGGGTGTCGGTGTTCTCGGGCTCCTGCTCACCCTTGTCCTTGTCCGATGCCCAGCCGAGTGTGGCACTGGCAATGGCCTCACGCACCTCCTGCGATGGGCGGTAGTTGGTGTGCGGGGTGAGGTCGGAGAGCGACAGGTCGTCGGCATTCTCCACCCACTTGCCCGACACGCTGGGATAGAGTCGGCCCAGCACGCCCAGGTCGATAATCTTGCCGTTCTTCAGTGCGCGTGCTGCTGCCTTCAGCATCAGTCCGGCACAGGCCACTATCTCCTCGGGGGCGTAGGTGGTGTTCATTGCTGCCATCTCGCAGATGTCGCCGAAGTCCTCGGTGCCGTTGGTGATTACTCGGGCTACGTAGCCCTGCTTCTTTGTACTCGGATTCTTGAATCCGATCTTCTTCACTTTGAGTGTTAGCTTACTCATTTTTAAAATAGTTTTTTAAGAATTAAACAATAAATATATTCAATGCGTTGAGTTGCTGAACTCAATGCGATGAATTTCTAAATTCAATGCGTTGAATCTTTAAATTCAATGCGTTGAATAGGTTTAAGCATCGGGGTCGATATCGTGGCCGATGCCTGCGATAGCTTCGATGTTCAGGCTGACATACTTGACGCGATACAGCTCGGGGTTGGACGTAGGCAACCTAAATGTAGTCTGTAGTCTGCTGGTCATGCGATAGCCTGGGGTTCCGTCGCCAGCTTGCACCTGCTCTACAGTACTGCTGTATGTGTTTCCGTTCTTGGTCTGATTTCCATTGGTGAAGTTCAGTTCAACATATTGGAGCACTCCACCGGGGCTTACTACTACATTGCCATTGGCATCTATCAGGCTGAGCGATGCCTGAGATGGTGTGCCAGCACCATATAGGTCGACCGTCCAGTTTACGATGCTGCCAGTACCAATTGATCTTGCGTCGATGCTCGCCCACTGGGTGTAAGCCTTTGCGAGGAATGAGCATGGGGGCATGCCGCAGTCGTCGGCTCCCGATGGCAGGGGGATGTAAATCTTTGCTCCGCCATACTCGCTATAAGCGCAGTAATACTGCCGGTCGGTCAGGCAGGCATAGATATAGTAGGTGGCGTTTTCGGCAAACACTCCGCTATATCCGCCTCGCTCGCTGGTGAAGGGAATACTCATCTCTACATCCTCTTCCTCGGTATAGTCGGCCAGTGGCTTATCGCCCGAGTGTATCATCTTCAGATTGCCGTTGGCGTCGAATATCAGCACCGAGTAGTAATAGTTCTCGAGTGCTCGGAAGTCGCTCAGGCGCAGATTCAGGCCTGTTGATGTAGATGTGGCTATCAGTATGTCGAGTGTAGAGCCTGCTGCAAGTCGTGCGTTGGTGCTGCCCACGTTGAAAACGGGCGGTATGGCCGCGTGGTCGTACTGTATGAAATCGGTCCATCGCATCGGTCCTGTGGGTGGAACATGGCTCCATATCACCTGCTGCGTATCTACGGCGCTCTTTACGGCTGCGGCAGTCGATTTCGTAACGTAGGCCAGTCCGCACTTGCCGTCCTGTGCCTTCCACCAAGTCGAATCGTCGCGCCATGTCAAGTCGCTTTTCAGCTGGTCGTCCACCATGTTCTGGTTCAGCTGCACGGGCTTATATTTGGCCCACTTGTTGATGTTGGTGTCCACCATCAAGTCGTAGCCCACGTTGCTCTGATTGTTCAGAACCGTTTGCACATCCGTACCCGTTCCAGGCGCACTTATTATCTGATCGGTAACACTCATGCCATGCGGGTTTGTAGTTGGTATATCATCTTTTCAAGTTCCTGCACTCGGCGGGCCAGCACCACAACGGCGGTGTGGGCTTGGAGGTCGTAGCCCATCGACAGTGTGCCTTCCTTGTCGGTGCTCACGCTCTCGGGCAATACCTTCTGCCAGTATTGCGCAATCGAACCGATACGGACGCGACGCAGGGGGTCGTCCTTCAGCGTGTAGTGTATCAGTGGAGCGTTCGCTATGTCGGCCACGCTCAACTTCACATCGTGGTCGATGATATTCTTCTTTCGCTCGTCAGAGAGGAATGTGAATCCGCCCGTGCAATATATCTGCCCTGATACGTGGAGCTTATATGATGGGGAGGTGGTGCCGAGGCCTATGTTGCCACGCATCAGGAAGGTGTTGGTGCCATCGGTGCCGATGAGCCATGCGTCTGATGAGTCATAGAGTCCGCGGTTGTTGCCGCTTGCCCAGTGCAGGCTGATGCGAGCAGATGAGCTGGTGCCTACATGACAGGCTGGGGCTGTGCCATAAAGTTCGCAGAAGCGTGCATAAACGCGGTTCCATCGCTTGTCGCTCAGACCGAGGTTGTATTCGGTAGTGGTATAGTCGACTGTTGGGAACACATTTCCCGCAAAACGGCCTGCGCCTCCCACATGCAGCGTGCTCAGCGGTGTGCTCTCATTAACGCCTATGCGGTTGCTGGCGGTATCGAAGTATAGGAATCCGCCAATCTTCTTGCCGCTGGCTGCGAACGAGATGTCGCCCACTGAGGTCATGTCACCATCGATGCTTGCGGGTATGCCTCCCGCAGTCCAGAACGTCTTGCCCCAGGCGGTTTTGCTGACGGTGGTCAGCTTCAGGGCGCTCTTGGCGTTTCCGTTGGCATCGAAATATCCCTGAAGTGTGGTGATGTAGTCGTACAGGTCTTTACCCATCGCGGCGCTCAAGCTCTTATCGGTGTCGGTGCTCGATAGGTTGTTAACCACTGGTCGCCATGTGTTGGTATCGGTCAGACTGTATGATGTGCCGTCGATGGTTATGGTGAGGGTGCTGTTAGCCACCGCAGCGCTCACGCTTGGTATGTAGGGCTTATTGCTCAGGTCGCTATACGAGCCGCTTGTGGCCACGGTTGCGAAGTTAGGTTTGCCCGTCACTCCGCTCCAGGGCACACTCGATGCCGAGCCTGCGGTGCTGGCTTCGTCGGCAACGTTGGCGTGGCCGGCATTGTCGGCCCAACTGACTGATGAGCCGCTGCCGCCCATCACCACGTTGCTCTGGCGGAGGGCTGGCGAGAACATCGTGTTGAACACCTTGCGGCTGATGCGCTCGATTGTCTGTTCGGTTATCTGCATATCTGTGAAAATCGTATTAATACAATAAACCCCCAACATTGCGTCGGGGGTTTACCTTTATTTAAAGCCGTTGCGCTCATTCTCCTCTCGCATCTTGCGGCGCAGTTCCTCAACCACTGCGGGTGTTGGCATGTCGCTATCGTCGTCGCCGGCTTTGTGGGGTCTGTAGTCCCAGGGGAATCGTATCAGGTCGAGTGGCGTGTGTATTCCGCTTTCTTGCAGATTCTTGCCTCCGCAGAAGGCAGCCATCAGGTGGAATGTCTCCCATCGGCCTATGCTCCATGCGTGGCGGTGCCGGCGCTCGTAGCCTCGCTCTATCTGCACCATGTCGAGGTAGTCGAGCTCATAGAGATACTCACGGCGCGGAATGCCGATTTCGCCCACGAACTTCATGTATCGTTCGTGAGCGATGATTAGTTTTTTGGCTCTTCGTCGTTGTCGCCGGTTTCGGTGGTCTTCTCTTCCTCGTGTTCCTTCTCGATGGTGTCGTTCACTATCTTTGGAATCTCGTACCACTCGTTGCGCAGCTCCATAATGGTGTCAATCAGCAGCGTGCGCTCGGCGGGGGTGGCCTTGTAGAGTATATCCTTTGATGTGATTACCGGCTCGCGCTCGTTGAACGAGTCGGCAGCGGCTATGCCCGACAGGGCCAGCATCATGTAGTCCTCGTTGCTGGCGGGTGGCATGCCTGCTATCACCGTCTTTCCCTCTTCGTTCTTGCCGAGGATAGGCAGAAATACGTCGATGAGCTTGCCGCTCAGTCGCTCAAATCCGTTCTCGGTTGCGGCGCAGTAGAAAAGCTCTACCTCGCGTCCGCAGATTTCAATCTTCTTCTGTTTCATAGTTTTCTTCTGTGGGTTTTAAAATGTTTATTCTGTTTGTGGGGTGTACTGTGTAAGGTCGCCCGAGCCGGTGAACTTTATCGAGCCCGTGGCTATGTCGGCCTGTTGTGCCTGTATGTTCATATCGCTCAGTATGGCGGGGCCAGTCAGCTGCATGGTGTCGGCCACTGCGTCGCGGTTCTGCTGGCCAGCTGCTCCTGCCGTACGGCTGAAGCGGATGACATAAACCATGCCCACCTGAAGCTGATCGAGAGCCTTGGCACCAGGGCGGTATTCGTCGTCGTCGCCGCTGATGATGAGTGCATCGGCCTGAACATCCCAGTTGATGGCCACTGGCTCGCGGTTTATCCAGTCGTCCACAACATCCTTGGTGGTGTCTTCCTCAAGCTGAAGCGCCAGATGCACCACGCACGATGTGGCTGCGGCAATGCACTGGAGGTGCTCGGTGTCGGGGCCTACTAATATACGGAGGTTTTCGCCTTTTATAGTTGCCATGATTTTCTTGCTTTTTCGGTTAATGAAAAACCCCGCCGCTGATGTTGCGCGGCGGCAGGGCTTTACAATATTGGTCACATATATTTCTAAGAGAGTGCTCCGGTTCCCTGGAACTGCACCGTCATGGTAGAGTTCTGTCGGTTCTGTGCGGTTATCTGAACATCCGACACATAGGCTTCGCCAGTCTTCTTGATGACCGAGTTCTGGCCCACGCGGTTGTTAGCGCCTGCGGTCTGGTCGAAGGTCAGCGTCACCTTGGTTTTGTTGATGATCAGCGACAGGATGTCCTGTGGCAGCTCGCCGTTAGAGCCGTTGTCTTCGAGAGTCACCAGTGAGTCGGTCTGCGCGTCCCATGAGAGGCCAGTCACCTCCTGCTCCTGCCAATCTCCAACGCTGTCTTTTGACGACGAATCTTGAAGCTCCGCGTTGACGTGGAATTGGCAGCTGGTCGCCATCGCAATACATTTGCCTCCAACCATCACACGTAGGTTTTGTCCTTTAATTGTTGCCATTGTCGTGTTATTTATTTTCAACGTCGCACTGGTAGTGAATTAAGTCCCAGTAGCATGGTTTCATCCAATCCCATTGCACACCTTCGGTTTGCGGAAAACCTTCCAGCAGGTTAGGGATGTACTCGCCTTGTTCGTAGAGCGCAGTGATATAGTTGTTGACGGCACGCATTGCCATCATCGCTATATCGTCAACCGCCTTCGGCTCTTGTGCGCCTATCTCGATCGCAGCGCCTACCTGCCACATGCTCGGCATCCAGTCATCATCCTTCGTCTGATTCGATGGTCGCTTGCCCTCGTCGCGGATAACGATGTATGGCAGCGGCGTGTTATCATCACCGTCGGGGCTTACCTCGAAACAAGTCGATTCCACGCGACCGCCCACCGCAGCCATGAGGTCTGCATCTGCTTTGATGGCATTGAAGATGAGTTCGTCGAGTTTCAACATAATTGCGCTACTATGTGCTTCGTCGGGTTTATACTTTTCTTATTACTTAGGCTCTCCATCGGGTTTTGTAGGAACCGGCGGCGATACAAATCCTGTTGCTGTTGCATCGGCGACCGCCGCCGGAGGAACTAATCCCAAGAAGAAGATTTCAAAAAGAGAGTGTTTAAATCTCAGAGCTTGAAGCGGGCTCGATGAGCTTGATGAGCTTGAAGGCCTGGGGCTTGCCGGAGGTGT